ATGGAGAACCTCCCTATCCAGTAATCGAAATCGAAAGGAAAGGCTTAGCTAACTTCCTAAACGATGACCAAGGCTATGAATCAGGTATATCCATGTACGGCCACTACATAGCATGCAAATGCCTTGACATATCCTCAGAAGAGGAATATATGAATCAATTTACCGATATAAGAATACTAACCAACGAACTATAAACTATGCTAACATCAGGTAGATTCTTAGTATCATTCGAAGTCCCGGGACCATTACCTGGGACTACCGAAGGCTTCTGCGAAGAAATGAACGTAATGTACAGAACTGAGGAACTTAATACCTACCTCCGCTACCCCAAACAAGAAATAAACCCAGGGCATAAACATAGTACCTACATAAGGCTAAAGCTAAGAGAAATCCTCGAAGTGAACCTAACAGATATAACCATAATCGATATAATATCACTACCATGAACATCCTCTATCACATAATCCGAATAATCCTATCCGTAGGAACTATCCTAACCCTCATACGCAATGAGAAAATATACCAAGCCCACAAGCACTCCCACCCAACAAACAAAATAAGGTATATCATCTCACAGCTAATAATCCTAACCCTATACACCTCATCACTAATCCTGGTATCCTACACATATAGGATTATATCAAGGTACATATAATAATACTAAAAAATTATGAAATCACTAATCCTACTCATCGTAACGATCTGGCTTCTAATCCTAAATGAAGAAGCCTACCTAACAAAGAAATTCATCTACAGAATGAATTTAATCATAATCCTTTTAGTATATGCCTTCATACAGGTATACCTAATCGAATAAATACCCACAAGGTACCCGGTATTTATTCGAGGTACCTCCCACACTACCCAACACAAAAATATAAAAGAAAACCTTAATAGCGCTAACTAAGCTACCATCCTAACTAATGTACATATAATAAAATACCTAATACACATATACCCCTTATTATACTACATACATAATCAATATATCCTAATACATATCAAGGTACCTCGCCGGGGGTTTTGGGGATTTAGGCAAACAAGGCAAATGATAACCCCCTCTACTATACAAAGCCACTCAACTCACTATATAGCCACTATACCCTATAGCTCTACCCCACACTTTAAAGGCAATCACAAAAAGGCCTAAAAGGTACACAAAATCCGACCATTAGGGGCCCCTAATTTGCCTTATCCGAATTACCTTACCAAGCACTATTATATAATACATACTAATTAAAAATTCAAGGTAATATGAAACACAGAACCCACAAAGATTTCCCATCTTACCGATTCTATTCAGATGGTAGGATAATGAACAAAACAACCAATCATTTCATAAAGGTAAAGAGACATATGAAACTGATTGATGCTAAAGGTAAACGTAGAAGCATTACCGTTCAGAAATACTTTGCTCAGTTATTTCCTAACTTATATGCTTGGGAAGATCTAAGAGGTAAACCTAAACCTACCTATACCCCTATTAAGGTTAGTGATAGGAAACGTAGGAAATATAATCCTAAGTTCATTAAGGCTCTTCAGCAAGAGGCAAATTATAAAACTTGGGATGAATTATGTAAGGCCTATAATATACCGATGGGTAGTATAGGTTATTTATTAAAGAAAGGTAAGGATAATCCCAATGGTCAGGTAATAATTAATATTGAAAAGGTAATTATAAAGGGATAGGTAATAATGTCCTAGAGCTTTATACAGTAATTTGCTTAGTATTTATATTAGCATTATTTGTAAAGCTCTAGGACAATTTTGTGATTAGGCAATCTCCATTAATGGCCCCTGGGGATTTTAGAGGGATAAAGGCAAATTAACCTTCAAGGCTATTAAGGACCTCACAAGGCAATTGAGGTTATTGCATAATTAAAATAAAGTCTTTATATTTGCAGTAAGAAAATAAAATAATAATCACTTAAAACTCACTTACCTATGAACACAGAAGAATTATCAAACCGATTAACACAAATCGTACAAGGCATTACTAATACTCACCCTATTAGGATTAAGGCTACTATCGAAGTTTTCCTTGAAGAATTTGATCCAAGCCAGAACTATCTTCTCTCTATTTCAGATATAGAAGGCTATGAGACCCAATTTATCGAATTCGAGATTTGGGACGAAAAGGATGGTCCTATACCTGGCATTAAACTTTTCAAGGATCTCAATATATACCTTGAACGAGAATTTTGCGAATACTAACCAATTAACCCCAGAACCTAACTTAGGTTCTGGGTTTTTACTTACGCTAACTTAGTAAGCCCTTATAGGCTATCCTAATCTCTATAGTCTTACCATAGTCCCTATATGGCCTTATTGAATTAGGACCTAATAGGTTTATAGAGGGCAATAATAGGGATATAGCTAATCGGCCTTAATTCTTTATTACCTTAGTCAATTAATGGCCTTATCAATATACAGGTATATAATACACTCTCAAGAGGACAGGCATAAGCCATATGGGATTATCCATATACATATCATATATGCCCACTACAAGGCGTGTGAAGATTACCCTTGTGAACCCCCAAAATTAAGTGCAAATATTAAGTGCACAATATTTTCTATTTTATGAATTTTTCACAAAAATAATTTTGAAAATAAAATTATTCATTTTCTCAAAAATTTTTCTTGAAAATGTTTGTAGATTAAAATAAAGTCCGTATCTTTGCAATGTGAGAAAAACAAAGCGATATTTGAATGAATTTTTAATTAAAACTTTTTAAGAAAATAATTCTCTAAAAATTTTGCTAATTAAAAAATAGTTCTTATCTTTGCAATACAGAAATGAAACAAACCTTATTAGATAGTTTAATAAGTCTTGAATATCTATCAAAAAGGTTATAAAATAATAATAATAAAATATTCAAGCGTTTTTATTATGACAACAAAAGTAAATAAAGTGAATGTAGAAAAAGCAGTAGCAAACAGCAAAGCAAATAGTTTAATTGCTTTAGACGTTTTAAAGTCTGTAAAAGAAAAAAATGCTGGTCTTTTCAAAACATCTTTAGGGACAAAAACAGAAATTTACAAAAAAGAACTTTTTGAGGGTGCAAACGAAAAGCAAATCAAATCATTACGCAAAAAATTCAGAAACGTAACTTTCAATTTTCTTTCAACTATTGCAACAAATGCAGATAAAAAATTAATTGACGGATTTATAGACTTTTATAAACAAGTCTATGTTATAAATGATTTTTCTTTTTCTTCAATTGCAAGCGAAAACACTAAAGAAGAAAAGAAAGAGATATTAATAAAAGGTCTCGAAATTGTAAAAAAATCAATGAAGTAAATAAAACAAAATCTCAGATAAGGAGTAAAATTTTACTCCTTATCATAAAAATAAAATTATTATGTTATTAATTTTGTTTGTTATCTTATTAGCTGTTTTTGTTAGTGCTTTATATGTAGTTTATATTCTTTTAAAATCAAATCATAGAATAATATCTACTATTATTGACGTGCAAACTTTTCAATTAATTAATGCAGAGCAATTTCTATTGATTGAACAAATAAACAAGAACTATTTAAATGAAGTTGAATATACAATTTATAAAAAATTTTCTTTTAAAACTTTTTTACTATACTTATGTTATTGTTTAAATGAACAATTTAAAGAAAATTTAAATAATCATTTAGTAGATAATTAGAAAAGCAAAGGGACACATAAAAGTTTGTCCCTTACTTTTTATTTTTAAATGTTAAATTTAAGGGAACCGTACTCCCCTTTTAGTACCACAACTTTCGAAGCCCTCACATTAAGGGGTACCTTGAAGGCAAATACACATTTTTAGTACCACACAAAAATCACTCCTCGTATTAAGGGCATACCTAGATATCCCACAACCACACATGCTCACATAACACACAAAGAAGCCAGGGATGTTAGGTCTCTGGCAACTAATTAAAGTATAGCACGAATTAAATCCTTAGTCCTATCTTTCCCAAGAACTCCTCGAACCTTACCACCTTTCTTCTCATAAAAGAAAACATAATACTGTTGAAGATTCCTTAACCACCATCTCTTAACTTCACCATACCCATCAAAGTACCTTTCTATACAATTCATATCCAATTGGGTAATCCATATCTGATACCAAATCCGATTATCCTCTTGGCATTTAAGAATCCTCTTTTCATTATCATCCCTAATTGTTTCAACCTTCACCATCTTAATAATCCTCCCTCACTGATTTTAACCTACTGGTAATATCTATTCTCCCAGTAACCTTTAACACCCTACTATTTTTTCTCTTTAGGTATAAATATCTTAAATAATCTTCTGCCCTTTCAATTGCCTTATCCTTATCAAGGAAGGTTTCTATATTACTCGAATACTTATCTCTAAGTGTAAGCCAAAACACCAATCCCAGGAAGGAATACCTAATCTTAATGAAGTACCTTCCTCTGCTTGTATGGTAGTAAATCTGATACTGATACTTTCTCATAATTCTTTATATTGATTATATAATATCATAGACTTCGGATTATCCCTCTGGTAGATTACAATATCAAAGTTCTTTCTATAAACCAAAAACTTATAAAGATATGGAAGAAACATTATTCAAACTAGCACGTGCAATTACAGATACAGGTACAGATACTGTATCTTCAGAGGGTGGTACTATAACCTACCGTATCACTTCCCTCAAAAGGAAACTGGTAAATGGCAAAGTAGTTTCAACCTCTACACCCTCTTGTACTTTGAGCTCAGCCTCCGTAAGTTGGGCTATTTGGGGAGGAGTTACCGTTGGAGATGGTTACTTAGATGTAAAAATTAACTATTCAAAAAATACTGGGTCCTCAAGGTCTACTACTCTGACATTTGCCCAAAATGGGTCTAATAACAAAATCAATCTCACAGTAACTCAAGAGGCTGGTGTAACCTATAGTGGATACATAAAAATGGTTTCAAACACATTGCCTTTAGGTAGTGATAAATATAATACTGCTCAAATCCTTGTGATGGCCTATTTAAAGGGTAGTGATGGGTCTAAAAAGCCAGAAACTCCCCATGTGGGTAGTGCTCCCGATTGGTGCTCAGTATCCGTTGCCACAGTGGGTACTCTTGAGAACCATTACATGTTATCCCTGACCGCTTTATCGAGTAATCAAACTGGAGCTAACCGTTCAGGGCATATCTTCTTAACCTGTGGGGATGCTAACCTTAGTATACCAGTAACTCAGAAGCCACAAGGGGCTTCAACATTCACTCTCTCTTGATTGCCCACAGGTACAGGCTACTATCTCTTTGGCAGGGGAGCTAGGCCACAGAATACATCATCTTCAGATCAGGTGTATATACAGGGTCTCTCAGCAACTGGTACTACTACTATGAAGATTCCATTCTATGCCAATGACTCAGAACCTGGTTCTCGAATAGAATGTACTACTGGAGATAAAGTAGCTGTATATACTAAATCAGGTGCTACCTGGATATCAGAGGGGTCATTTATAGTACCAAGTGCAGGAGGAACAGTATCAATCTAAAAACATTATACATTATGGAAAATAAAGTTCTTAAATTAGGGGGGGGGGAGATCCACCCAAGACGTATATGCAGAAATAAGACATGGAAACTCTGAGAGATGGACTATCCAATCTCAAAAGCGTAAGTATGTAAATGGCAAATTGTCCGGGGTTATTGAAGTTGGTTATTCTGCTAGCATCAATACCCCGGACTATGTTCTGGAGGAAGACAAAAGTAACAATAGTATTCAGATTACTGCACAAAATGACGGTACTTCTGGGCTTTGTGTACTTACACAAAATGAATCTGGTAATAAAATAAATCTACACCTTACTACTCCTGAAGAAAAAGAATATTGGGAAATACATTTTAATCCTATAACCATCAATGGAGTAGACACGAGTGCTTTTTTTAAGGTTACTACCAATATTAGTGGCGAAGATGGATCTATGGCTGAGGGGGGTAACCTAAATAAGAATTGGATAGTAAATCAAAATAGATATGCTATTAATGTCTATATTGCTAACCTGTACCCGGGAAATTTCGAAATGTTGTCTTGGTCCTGCCTTGATAAGAATGGTAATGCTTTTAGTCCTAACTACAATTTACCAAGTAATTCATACTTTACAACAAAAACAACTGGATTGGGTTCCTATACTCTTACAAAAGTTTCAACTCCCTCTGCTAGCAGTGATACTCCTATACTCTCCAGTAGGTTTAACCCCACTAAAAAATATCCATTAGATTTGAATTTTTATTGGGTAGCTCCAACTTAATACCTGTATTAAGATAATATCCCAATTATAAAAGCAATTACCCAGAATATAAGAGCCAGTGTATATGCAACAGAATATCTATGCCAGGGATACCAGCAGGTAATATAAGAATCTACTTTTAGTATTTCTGGATGTTCTTCCTCGTATTTTTTATCCTCTTCTCTAGAACTGTATTTATGAAATACATAGAAAGGTAAGAATACGAGGAAGATTATTAGAGCAACTGGGAACAAGAGTAGGAGAAGAATCTCCCACCCTTGCATTGATGACCCAGCATAATTACCATCTCTGTCAAAAAAGTATCTCATAGTAATTTGTATTTTATGTATCTGATTAATAGATAAATTGGAAATAGAGGTAATACTATCCATACCGAGATGAATAAAACGAGAGAGTGTATTTTGTGAGTATAGGGTAAATAATCCAAGCAAGCCCTTACAAAAAATACCGTGAATGGCAAACATACCAAGTAAATTATCGCTAATACAGTAGTCATTGTTCTTTGAGGTATTTGTTAATAATCTTGGTAAGCTTCTTATCAAATTCAATCATCATATCGAAAGCTTTCGAATCTTTCATACTTCTCATCTCCTTATCAAGTAATTCTATGTTTCTCTTAATTGAGAAATAGGCCTTATATGCAAGGAAAACCTTTTCATTCTCTTCGGTAAGCGGACGAACTTCTCCCTTTTGCCCATCCAATCTTGGATATGTATCATCAGGACCCAAGGTTCTTGCAACTTTTACTCGGTTACTGAGCATTGCGAATCCACCTTTTTTATCAATAGATTCCACTGTAACTTTCTCAATGATGGGTCTTCCAGATAATGTGAAGATAACCTCATCCCCCTCTTTGAGCTTTTTGATTTCTTTCTTTTCTTTTTTCATATCTTTATTTATTAAGAATTTTTCTTTATGCAAATATACGAAATTATTTCTTATTTATTTGCATTATCAATCATATTTTTAATAAATTCATAGGCATTGCCCCGATAATCTTCTAGCATTTTGTATTCCTGTGGAGATAGAATTACTCCGTTTACTTTAAAAAGCTTTCTTAGATGTTCTGGTATAGTGCCTTGGTGAGTGATGTTATTATAACGGATAATGAAAAGCTTCTCTCGGTCTTCATCAATAACTCCCAGAGTGTTTACTGGTTGGAGTTTAGTTTGGTAAATACCACCAAAAGCCGAGGGCACCATTAAAATACTTCCCGGTACTCTAGTTATCCAATGAGAATAATCGGGAGTAATTACCGCAATTTTACCCTCTTTCTCAAGCTCTTTATCATAAGCTAATCGATTAAACCAAAAAGCACATTGAAAACAAACTTGTTTTCTTGCCATAAGTTGGGGAATCTCTCTAGTTTCATCGAATTCCTCTAAATTAATTGGTTTGCCACATATCTGGCACTCATTTTTCTTGTCCATATTGCATTATTTTATAAGTTATATATGATAATAGAACCTCTAAACATATTGAAAATGGGTTATAAGCAATACTTTCGTTACTAAAATTGAACCATTAAAACTGATAAGTTATGGATAAACTAACAAATGAAATGATTAAAGACCTTGCTATTCGCTTAGGTCTAGAACCTGCTCTATTGAAAGCTGTTCAATTGGTAGAAGCAGCAGGTAGAGATGGGTTTTTAGCTGATGGTAGGCCTCAAATCCTCTTTGAGGGTCACATTATGTACAAAGAAGTACATAAGAAATTCCCTGACAGAGATTTAGCTTACCTTTGTAAGAGATATTCTACGATTTTCTTCCCTAAATGGGATAAATCGAAGTATTTGGGAGGTGTACACGAGTATAAGAGACTCGAATTAGCCAAAGAAATTGACGAAGAATGTGCATTGAAGTCTGCAAGTTGGGGTATGTTCCAGATTTGTGGGTTCAATCACAACCTCTGTGAATGTAAAGATGTCTTCGAATTCGTTCATAAGATGTCAGAATCTCATGCAAATCAACTAGAACTCATGTATTATTTCATGAAAAACTCTGGTTGTTTGAGTAATCTCAAAGAAAAGGACTGGGCTGGCTTTGCCAGAAAATACAATGGTCCCGGGTATGCCCAGAATGCCTACGACCAAAAACTAAGAAATGCTTACGAAAACTTTAAAGGTAAATTATGAAAAGATGTCATTTTAACAGCTGGGTAGCAAAAGTATTTCTTTTCCCCAGTTACAAAGCAATTACTCTGGTGTATAACTCATTCTTCAAACACAAAGTAGAAGAGTGTAAACCTGATGATATCAATCATGAACGTATTCATCAGATACAACAGATTGAATGTAGTATAGTAGGTTTGGTACTCGGTATCATACTCTGGTTATCATTCAGTATATCCTTTTGGTGGGTAGTGGCTTTGACTTTTGGATTCTTCTATCTCTGGTATATCATCGAATACCTAATTATCATGTGCTTTGCCAAGTGGGATAAACAGAATGAAAGATATCATGATGTAAGTTTCGAAGAAGAAGCTCACAACAATGATAAGAATCTGAGTTACTTGGAAGACCGTAAGCCATTTGCTTGGATTAAGTACCTTAAATTGAGAAGCTACAAGAAATGAAAAAATTAAAAGTATTAGGGGTGTCTGCTGGTGCAGGCATCCTTTTGTTCCCTTTTAGAAAGAATTTGATAGCTAATATAGAAACTCGAGGAGTATTTTATACTAAAGGCTTAGAGCAGTGGAAATTGAACTTTGGTGGTATACCATATTATAAAGATGAAACCTTCCCAGATTGTAAGCCAGACATCATACTTTCAAGTCCAGACTGTGGAGCATCTTCTATTATGAGGCTTTCAAAAGTAAAAGAATTGGGCAATCCCCAAGAGAATAAATCCCTGAATCTAGTAATTCAATCAATCTTACATTATAAACCTAAGATATTTCTTATTGAAAACTTACCTCGTTTGCTATCTTTGCTCCCAAAAGAATATCTTCAAAAAACTCTTGAAGACTATAAACTTATTTTTCACGAAAGAAGCGTTTCTGACTACGGTAACTCACAGTTATCACGAAAGAGATTACTTATCATTGGAGTACATAGAAAAACGGGTAAGAAATATTTGAATGCTTTTGATGAAGTATTTCAAGTAAAAAACCCAACAATTACTAGAAATCTACTTAAACCACTCACATTCTCTCAGGAAAATAATACTAACCAGATTCCGTTTATGAGTAAAACTCTGGCAATGTATGACTATCGGAAGCTTCCTGAAAAGAAGAATCTTACAGTAGCAAAGATACATAGACTCTGGGTTAGAGATTTTAAAGATGAAAAGAAGTGGCCTATCAAAACTGCAAAGATGAGTACTCTCCCAGGAGTATATCGATTGGAATATGATAAACCACCATTAACTCTCAGACCTGCAGATAGGCAATTCAGACCCGATGGTTATCCTTTGGGAATCGAAGACTTCAAGGCAATTATGGGATTCCCAGATAAATTCAAAGTTTACCTTCACAAGAATGGTGATACCTTCGAAGGTGATTTTAAGGATTACCATTACTGGCTTAACAAGGCAAGGTATACAATTGCCAAAGGGGCAGTAGGGGAAATAGGTATTTGGTTCAAAAAATGCCTCAAGAAAATTGACTCATCAAAACTGAGCTAAATTGAGCTGTTTGAAAACCCTTTTTTCTTTTTATTAAGTTTTTCTTTTTTAGGAAAGTGCTTTCTGGTAAAGAAAGCTATAATCCTATAAATCAATTCTGAAGGTAAGAAAGGGATTGTTAAGGGAAAACAAGGAAACGAGTGAGTACCAGAGTTTCACTAAAAGCGAAATTACCATGAAGAATTTAAAAAGGGCCTTGTTTATTGTACTTCTAGGATTTACTATTTACCTTTGCTTCAGGAATTACAAACTTTCTCGAGAGGTTGATTCCCTGGAACTAGCGGTCAATGAAATCCCAGATACAGTATACACAGAGAAACCCTTCAAACCAGAGAAGAAGTACTCAGAAAAAATTGAACCAGGTAAAATCTTAGTTCATGATAATAAGCAGCCAACTCTCTTTCCTGATTCCATGCTAAGGCAGCCAGCTATCAGTAAACAAGATTCCCTGGTTCAAATTGTTTTGAAGAAAGATAAGTTGAACTTAAGTCTGTTCAATAAGGAGACTAACACTTATTCAACTAGACTATTCCCAATCGACTTAGATAAATACAACTACAACTGGTATGAAGGTCAATTAACTCGAAAGAAAGTTGCAAGGTTATCACTTAGTCCATACGTTTATGGCAAATACAGACCTTTCAATAATCTATTCGATATGGGAGCTGGTCTTTCAATCAAGACTAAGAGATTTAATTACAAATTCGGAGTCAATACCTTTTACTACCCAAAGATAAAATCTGGTATAGGTACTGACATCGAATTTCAAATAACGTATAACTTTTAAGTAATGGCAAAGACTATCTCAGAAACTAGAACTACATTAACTCGGGAGGAGCTATCAAACCTATCCCGAGTTTCTAGTGATGTTTTCTTTTTTAGCCTTTTTTGCTATGTGATACATCCAGTAAGAGGAAAGGTAAGATTTGATTTATACCCATTTCAGAAATCAGTTCTCTACAATTTCATTGCCCAACGATTCAATATCATTCTCAAGTTCCGTCAGGCAGGAATTACAGAACTTATTTCTATGTACTGTCTTTGGTTGGCGATGTACCATCCCAACAAAAAGATAAACATTATATCTATCAAGGACACAACAGCTAAGAAGGTACTTAAGAAGATTAAGTTCATGTACAAGAATCTTCCATGGTACCTTCAAACTCCCATAATCAATGGTAGAGCTGGAGAATATGGCTCTGCTTCCATGATAGAATTTGATAATGGGTCATTTATTGAATCTATTCCGACATCATCCGAAGCCGGTCGTTCGGAATCCCTTTCTCTTCTGGTAATTGACGAGGCAGCAGTAGTAAGATGGGCTGCTCAAATTTGGGCTGCTGCATTCCCTACTCTTTCTACTGGTGGAGCTGCCATCGTCAATTCCACTCCCTATGGAGTTGGTAATTTCTATCACTCAACTTGGGTAGATGCCATTGCAGGAGGTAATCCTTTTAACCCAATTCGATTATACTGGCAAATGCACCCAGAACGAGATATCAATTGGTATAACCAAATGTCTTCTGCTTTGGGAGCAAAACGAACTGCACAAGAAATTGATGGTGACTTCTTATCATCTGGTAATACAGTCTTCGACTTAGCCGATATTAAAGCTATCGAAGACTGCCTTAGTGATTACCCAGTTATTAAGAAGAGATTTAATGGTCAATACCGACAATTCTGTGAACCCGAATCAGATAAAGAATATTTCATTGGTGCAGACGTTTCAACTGGTAGAGCTTCTGACTACTCTTCATTTACTTGTATGGATAAGCTAGGAGAAGAACAAGTAGTATATAAGGGAAGAATGGCAGTGGGAGCTTATGCTAAGTTACTTGGTGATACTGGGAAGTTGTTTAACTGGGCAGTAATAGCTCCAGAATCCAATGACGTTGGTTTATCAGTAACTTCTAAGCTTCAAGATGAAGGCTACCCTAACCTTTACTACTACCAGAAGATGCTGAAGAAAAAAGGTAAAAGTAGACCTGAAATGGATAAATCCCCTGGTTGGTTAACCACCCAAAAGAATCGTTCAGTGATAATAGAAAACTTGGAAGAAGATATTCGATTAGATCACGTAATCATTAAGGACCCATTCTTTGTACAAGAAGCTTATACCTTCATTTATGATGGTTTAGGTAGACCTGTTGCAATGGGTAAACATAGGGCTAACAATTCAGCTGTAGATGTAGACCTTGAAGGAGATGTATATGCCGATGATGATATCTTTGGAAAAGCAATATGTAATCACATAAGGAAAGGAAAAACTAACGTAATCGTACAACCAAGATGAAAAAGTACTTCAATTTTAGTTGGGGTTGGGGACGTAAGAAGGACCCTCCCAAGAATGGTACATCCTCTAATAAAGAGGAGAAGCCTGCCACATCGATTTCGCCTGGTAGGGTTTCAGTTGACGATGATAGCGATAACTTAATTACATCATTACAAGGGTTGACTAAATTAGTTGAACCCTCTTTTCGTGTTGATGTGATACCTTTAATTCGGGATTTATATAAAGTAAATCCTGATATGGGCATCGCATTGCAAGATATGTTTAAGTTAGCTAACACCAGTCATACAGTAACTTTCCCTAATAATACCGATGAAGAGGCTTCAAAGATGAGAGAACATCTTAAGAAAGCCACCAAGGGATGGACCAGATATACTGCTGGTATAGATGGTTTAGTTAATAAAATGATTGTTCAACTTCTTGTAAGTGGGGCAATATCCGTAGAAGGAGTACCAAATGATAAGCTTGATGGTTTGGCTACTGTATTATTCCTTAAGCCAGAACACATCAAGTTTAAACGTGAATTAAATGGGGTGTATGCTCCTTACCAAAAGAATATGAATTTCTTTGTTAAGCAACAAGATTACATTAAGCTTAACCCAGAAACCTATTTCTATGTTGGTATGTTCAATGATACGGATGAACCTTATGGAGTTCCTCCATTTATGCCTGCATTGGATTCTCTCAAAGGACAAAATGATATGAAGATTAACTTCAAACATATCATGGAGATTTGTGGTATGGTTGGTTTCTTAGAAGCTAAGATGCAGAAATCTCCACAAAGGCCAAATGAGAGTATCAAATCTTATGAATCCAGATTATACCATGAACTCAATATCCTCAAACGTAATGTTAAAGAGGGTATGAAGGATGGGGTAGTTGCTGGTTACATAGATGACCATGAATTCAAACTAAATTCTACTACTAAGGAGCTCGGTAATATCGAGAAGCCTTGGAATATGAACCAACAATCTGTAGCAAATGGGTTGGGAGTTAATGGCTCTATCATTGGGGTATCATCTACTACTGGTGAAGGTGCAACTGGTATAATGCTGTCTAAGATGATTAGCCAGTTAAAAAATATCCAAATGCTTGTAGCTTATGTATTAGACCGACTTTATTCTCTAGAACTGCGTCTGGCAGGCTTTAATAATAAGGGGATGAAGATTGATTGGGGAACTTCTACAGTTTCTGATGAAGTTAAAATCCAACAAGGTCTTCAGTATAAGATACAGAACCTTGACTTATTGTATAAGGCAGGTATCATTAGCCAAGAGCAATATGCTTGGGCAATGGGTTATGATTCTCCTGATGAGAAAGAACCAAGAGTTTCACTTGAGGACCAATTTGCTAAGGGAGGTAATACAGACCCCCAAGAAGGAACTAAGAAGAAACAAAGGCAAGATGATAAAAACCAATCTGCTCGTAGGTCAAGAGATAAGAATAACCCGGCTCCTTCTCGAGGAGACCAAAATACTAAAGCAAGATGAGTAAATTTACAAAGAAAAACAAAGAGCATCTTGATTCTATGGTGATAGGTCAAGGCCATACCATTATGGCTGGGTATATCCCAGAAGCAGTGGGAGCCAAGGCTTTCTCAGAGAATTATTACAAATGGAAAAATCCTACACCGGATTCCATTGCTCAATTTGGGTTTTGGGGAGGGGATATAGATTATAATACTTACTATCCCAACCTAGACAAATCTGAACTAACTCCTAAGGACGAAGAGTTTATCGAACCAATGTTCAGATTACTTTCAGAAACGATTGTATCTAAGAATTGGAACCCGACAGACTTTGGTCAGAATGGAGTACTAAAGGCTTCTATGAAGATGTTGCTTGGTCAAACAGTAAACTGTGACCATGAAACCAACATCGGTAATGCTATTGGTGCTGTATCACAAGTAATGTGGCAGGAATCCTATAAAGACGGTAGCTTTACTATACCCGCTGGTATCAACGGTATTCTGAAAATCGATGGTAAGGCAAACCCAAGAATTGCTAGAGGCATCCTTATGGAACCTCCTTCAATTCATAGTAATTCAGTTACTGTACAATTTAAGTGGGATAAATCCCATCCCCAAATGGAAGATAACGAATTTTATCAGAAACTGGGTACTTATGACTCTAAGGGAGTTATGGTACGTAGAATTGTTACTGAAATTGTTCGTTACCTTGAGACCTCACTAGTTTCACATGGTGCTGATTCATTTGCCCAGAAAATTGGTTCGGATGGTAAAATCATTAACCCAACCTTTGCCAAAAGAACTTGGGCATCTTATGAAGAATACAGAGATGATAAATCGAAGCAATACTTCTTTACTGATTATAAATCAGATTTAACATCATATCAAGAAAAGGACGATACTCAGGGTTCTTTTAATGATAATGATGCCAAGGATAATCATTCAAATAAAGATAACATGAACGAATTACAAAAATTTCTTGAAAGCCTTTTTGGGGATAACATGCTTACCCTGGAAGAAGGTAAAGAGATGAATCAGGAAAATGTAATTGCCTGCATTCAGACTTTGGTATCATCCAGAAACGAATTGCAAACTTCGGTAGATAATCTTACTACAGAGAAAACTTCTCTTACGGAACAGATTACCAACTTGAATGCTGAAGTAGCTAACTTGAAGGAAATGGCAACTGTAGGAAAGAATCACATTGCTTCTCTCCGTGAAAATGCCGTAGAAACTTACAAGAAGTTGATGGGTGATAAGGTAGATGAGACAATCGTTACGATGCTCAATGCCGAGACTACTGGTATTACTACTCTTGTTTCCTTGACAAAGGATTACCAAGCTCGCTTGGAAGAGAAGTTCCCTCTCACTTGCTCAAAATGTGGTTCTAAGGACGTCAACCGTGCTTCCTCAATTGCTGAGGATGATACCGAGGGTAAAACTGGAACCCAGGGTACTGATACCCAACGGAATTCAGAATCTCCGAGTACTAAGAATGTAATCGATAACTTGTATCGAAACAAAATCAAATAACTAATATAAATAATCCGCGTTATGGAAAAAACTAAAATCGTAAACGACCCTCAGCAACTTACTCTCTTTGGGGAAAGAACCCCGAGAGCGGTGATTTACAAAAGTGAGTCACACAAATTGCACCAGGCTTTCAATGTTAAAGCTGGAGAGAAAATCGTACAGGGTATGCCAGTAGCTTTGAATGAAGAAGGTTTGATTTACCCTTGCACTGATGTAGCTACTCAAGTTTATTTGGGTGTAGCAGTAACGGATAACGTTAACCCTGCTTATCAACCTCAAAGAAATTTCCCGGTAGAGGTAACAGTAGCTATGGAAGGTTACATGATTTGTAACTGGGTATCAAACGAAAATATCGAAGCTGGCTATGTAACTCCCGATGGAGAATTGCTTAACGATAGATTCGTAAAAGCTAACCAAGCAACTTCAACCCAGTTCATTGCCCTTAATCCAGCAGAAGAGGCAAATGAGGTAATTCAAGTACTCATCAAATAAGAGAAAAGAAGTTATGGAAAATAAAATAGATATTACAAAGTTGAAGGCTCAGGATTTTATGAATGAGCTGCCGGAAATGGTAAGAAGCTTGGAAGCTGTTCGTTCCGGTTCACAGGACAAGAAGCCTGTAGAGGTAACTTTTGGAGAATTGGTTACCGGTAAATGGGGTATTTCAGAAGATGAACTTTTTGAAAAGATGGGCATCAATCCAAAAGTGGACACGATGCAGAACATCTTTACAATGCCCCAACAGAATATTCGTTGGATTGTTCCGGAAATCATCCGTGCTGCTATCACATTGGGTATGCGCCAGGCTCCGTTCTATCCAAATATCATTGCATCTGACCAACCAATCAATGGTTTACAAGCAATCATGCCGATGGTTAACATGTCGGATGCTGCCCCTGCAAAGGTTAATGAGGCAGAAACTATCCCATTGGGTGATGTTAGCTTCGGACAGAAATCAGTTAGCCTCTTCAAAATCGGAAAAGGTTTCAAACTTACTGATGAAGTTCGTAACTATGTTTCGCTCGATGTCTTGGGAATCTACCTTCGTGATTTTGGCGTTCAGTTGGGTTATGCTCTGGATACTCTGGCTATGGACGTTGCTATCAATGGTAACAACCCTGATGGCTCTGAGTCTGCCCCGGTAATCGGTGTATACGAAACAACTAATGGTATCACTTACAAAGACCTTCTGCATATTTGGGTACGTGCTGCTCGTATGGGACGTAACTTCCAAACTATGATTGGTGGTGAAGACCAGGCAATCGAAATGCTGAACTTGCCGGAATTCAAGGATCGTCACTCTGGTACTACAGAAGCTACCCTGAATGTTAAGTCTCCTGTTCCCAAGAATGCTGACTTCTACATTCACCCGGGTACACCCGACCAACAGTTGCTGTTGATTGATACATCTGCTGCCTTGATTAAGCTTACTGCTCGTCAGTTGATGCTTGAATCTGAAAGAATCGTTTCTAACCAGACTCAGGCAATCTATGCAAGCTTGACTACTGGCTTCTCTAAGATGTACCAGGATGCAACTCTGTTGCTGGCTGCTGACAAGAAGTTCTCAGAATTCGGCTTCCCCGAGTTCATGAACGTAGACCCATATTTGATGGTTAACCTAGAATAATAAGGGACGTCCGGTTTCATCTATATAAATTCCCTGAGAGGGTAGGTAACTAAAAAAAAAAGACCTATCCTCTCTTTAATCATTTTTAAATCTTAGGAAATATGGCTAAAGATAAATATACAGTAACTGTGGGACCAAGAGCTTACAGTTTTCATGACCAATCAACTGGTATTACCGTTTGTAGAGGAGAAGACAAGGAACTCTCTCGTCGTCAATTCCGTGCACCAAAGATTCAGAAGGCAATTGCCTCTGGCCATCTGATTATCATTGCTGATAAATCAGAAATCGAAAAGTATTCAGAGGCCGACATCGAAAAGTTGGATAAGAGACTGAATGCTCAGTTCAAGAAAGGCATGACTCTTGAAAAACTTGCAAAGGGCTATTCCCTGGAAGAACTGAAACTGGTAGCAGGTCTTCATGAAATCGTTGCCGAGAAAGATGATACAGTAGAAACAATTCTTCAGGCTTTGCTGGAAGAATTCGAATCCTCTTCTAAAGGGTAATCTATGAAAATTACATAAGACAGACTAATATGAATAACAATCTGGACTTTTTGTACGTTACGTCAGGTCTGGAAGTTTCATTCAGAGTCATATCCAAAGTCCCGGCCAAATCTATTTTTGACTGGGACTTTGGCGATGATAAGGGAGAGGTTTTCAATGGTGGAAGACATGTTTCCTATTCTTATGAAACTCCCGGTTTCTATACCGTAACATTACATGTAACTAACTCTAGCGGTTTAGATATCACCGTAGATAAGACTCTGGTAGTTTGTGATTATGGGCATACGGCATTAGCCGATACAATATATAACTTAATCGACCATTATATCCCTTCAGAAATATCCGATGGGATGACCAGGGAAGAGAAATCTATTTACATCACTAAGTGGCAATATTACATTGGACCTCTAGTAAACCATACAATTGCACCAGATAAGTATACGGATGAATTATGGTATGAAGCACTAGAAAACCAATTAATAATGGAATTGGCTGCCTGGGATTTTCTCAATGTGAAGATACTTAATCTATTAACGAGTACTTCCGAATACTTAAGTCAATTAACTTCTACCAAAGAACAAACTGGTGATGGTACTTCTAAACCCGAACTTGCCCGAGGTGATAGGATTAAACAAATCACTACTGGGCCTACTGAAGTGCAATATTATGATACCTTGGCAGATGCTACAAGTTCCCTATGGAAAACACTTTCTCAAGCAATGCAACCAGGTGGATTAATAGATGAATTAAGAAAGAACCTTTGTATGTTAGCTTCACGATTGGAAATCTACTTACCATTCTGTGATGAAGTATTCAGAACCGTAGTTCCTAAAGTAGTTAACAGAAGGCAACCTGGAGTATTAGATGGACCCAACCCAAGTGCTCCAGTAAAAGGTGGTAAGAAATCAATCTTAACTAAGTTATGACAAAAGAACCCTGGAGAATGGTAAAGAACCGCTCTTGGGATAGATACAAGAAAATTATCACTGACTTCTTAGATTGGGATGCTGGTAGACAAACCATAACTTGGGCCAAACATGTTAATCAGCTTCTCAGTCATGCCGAAGACAGTATACCTAAATATTATAACATCCAAATCGAAGCATTGTGTTACTACAATGCTTTCAGAAACTGGCCTATCAACAAGGCAACCGTCTCAGGAGAATTGGATGACGAAAACTTATCAATACTAATTTCTAAATCTTATATAGAACAAATCGGTTATCTTACACCGGAGGGTTATTGGGATTTTAATTGGGAACAAGATAGGTTTGTAATTAATGGTATAACGTATAAGCCTTCTGGAGATACTCAGACTGCTCAGGCAAAGGATGAGGCCCTAGTTTTCATGGTTATCCTAAAGAGAGACCGAGATACCAAAATTGAATTTGTAGAATAAAACATTAAGTGTATGGCAAAGATGTTAGTACTGAGGTGGACCCCAATTACTACTTCCAGTGGAATCTGGTTTGATAGTAATCTGGTTATCCTTAATGGTACATCTGGAGTTCATATTGAAATGAAAGGTAATGGCAATGATGTAACGGCATTTCAATCAATGACCGGAAACAAATTTGTCACCTGCTTTCAAGATTACTTCGGTGATATCTGGGATAAAATAATACCTCATCCTGGTATAGGCCAGGTAATGAAATTCCGTGTAAATAAGCTTCCTGATTATGCTTGTATTCGGGGGGATATAGAAGACGGTGGAGATGTAGATCCAGAAAATCCGAATATACCAATGAATGCCTTCTGTGGTTCAGAGGGAGAACCATTCAGGGATATAGATTCGGAATTCTTACTGGGTCGTCAACGTTCAGTAATTAATCCTTAAATTTTATAAATATGTATGTAAGTAAATATTACACCTGCGAAGAGATTGACCAGCGGTTGTTACAGGGTTACTATGATGACTTTGTTCGTGCTGGCTTTGGGGGAACTATAAATGAGTTCTGGGCCTTCGTACTTTCTATCAAGAATAAGGTAGATAAGAAAGAAGGATACGACTTATCGAAAAATGATTTTACAGATGAGTTGAAGGCTAAACTTGATGGCATCGAAGAACATGCAAATTATATCACTAAAGTTTCTCAGCTTGAGAATGATTTGAAATATCAAACTGAGGAAGAAGTTAAACAGATGATTAGTGATTTGGTTGATGGTGCTGATGATGCCCTTGATACTCTTAAAGAGTTGGCAGAAGCATTGGGTAATGACCCCAACTTTGCAACTACTATCACTAATAAATTAACCGACCTTCGTACTGCTTTAACCGAAGAGGTTAATCGTGCTAAGGAAGCCGAAGCTGCTCTGGGTGCTGCAGTAGCTGCAGTTCAGGATAACCTAGAATATGGGTTAGACCAAATCAATAAGAAGATTGATACCGTTAAGGCAGACTTAAAAGCTGAAATCGACCGAGTTGAGAAGAAGGTAGATAAGAATGCTGAAGACATCAAAGACCTTGAAGATAAGGTAAATCAAGATAAGGGTGAACTTGAGAAAGAACTCAAGGACCTTATTCAAAAGGAAAAAGATGAACGTATCGCTGCCGATAATGAGATTAAGGAAAGTGTAAATAACCTTAAGACTCTTCATATCAATGATAAGGCTTCACTCGAGGCAAAGATTGCCGAAGAAACTGCAAATCGTACCAATGCAGATACCGTACTGGATTCTAAGATTAATGAAGAAATCACTAATCGCCAGGCTGATACTTTAGCTCTTCAGGGTAAGATTGACCAGGAAGCAGTAGATCGTCATTCTGAGGACCAAGTTCTTCATAACGAAATTTCTAAAGAGGTAGCTGACCGTACTAATGCAGATAATGCTTTGCAAGGTAAAATTGACCAAGAGGCTCAAGCTCGTACCTCTGCAGACCAGGTACTTCAGGATAATATTGATTCCGAAGCTACTGCTCGTGCTGCTCAGGATTTGGTTTTGGACCATAAGATTGAGGATGTAAAACTCCAAGGTCAAGCAGATAAAGCTCAATTGTTGGAAGCTATTGCTACTGAAACTCAGGCTCGTAAAGATGCAGATACGGTTCTTGATAATAAGAAGGTAGATAAACGTGAAGGTTATTCATTGACTAAGAATGACTTTACGGATATTCTCAAAGCTAAGCTTGACGGTATCGAAGAGAAAGCCAATTACATTACCAAGCTCTCTGAGTTGGTTAATGATATGGACTTCCAAAATGAAGAGCAAGTTAACGCTGCTATTCAGAAAATCGTAGGCTCTGCTCCTGAGGTACTTGATACCTTGAAGGAAATTGCTGATGCCCTTGGTAATGACCCCAATTTTGCTACAACTATCACTAAGAAGTTAGCTGCCTTAACTGAGGAGATTAACCAAGAGAAGGAAGATCGTATTGCTGGTGATGCTGCAAACAGTGCAGAAGTAGCTACCGAAAAAGCAGACCGTATTGCTGCAGATACTGCTCTTGAAACTAAACTGAAAGAATACATCGACAATAAATCCACTGCAAGTGATACTGCTCTTAATGTGGTTAAGGATAACTTGAACAAAGAAATCCAAGACCGTAAAGATGCAGATACTGCAATCCAGGCAAGTTTGGATAAGGAAATTGCCGACAGAAAGACTGCTGATGATGCTTATACCGTAAGTCTGAATAACGTAAACAAACGTGTTTCAGAATTGGCTTTGAGCATTCAGGATTCTATTAACACTCTTCGTAATGAACTTACGGAACAGGTTAATGCGAATACTACTGCCATCGCTACTAATCAGCACGATATAGAAAGAAACTCAGAAGCTATCACTAACTTAACTAAGACTGTAGGTGATAACTACAAGGAAGTTAAGGATATGATTAACGAGGAAATCGTTGACCGTACCAATGCAGACAGTGGCTTGAGTTCTCGTATTGATAATGTAAATATCGACCTTAACACCGAACGTGTTGAGAGAACCGCAGCAGACCAAGTTCTTCATAACGAAATTTCTAAAGAGGTAGCTGACCGTACTAATGCAGATAAAGCCTTGTCTACAGAATTCACGGCTAAGTTGGATAACACCAAGCAAGCTTTGGAATCAGAGGTAGGTAAATTGAATACCAAGATTGACCAAGAGAAAACGGACAGAGCTGCGGCTGATACTGCATTGGGAGCTCGTATTGATACTCTAGAAGCAGGTAATACGACTGCTATGAATGACCTCAAAGAGCAGGTTAAGAATAATACCACTGCAATCAATACAGAGAAAGACCGGGCAATGGCCAAGGAAACTTCTCTTGAGGCAAAGATTGATACTAATCTTCAGAACCATAAGGATGACATGGCTGCTATCAACCAAGATATCCTTACTGAGAAAAATGATCGTCTGGCAGGTGATACTCTGTTACAGACTAATATCGATAAGGAAGCTACAGAACGTGCTAACCAAGATACCCTTATTAATAATGCTATTGCTCAGGAAAAGGCAGACCGTACTGCTGCAGACCAGGCAATGGATAATAAGAAGGTAGACAAGGTAGATGGTAAAGGTCTTTCGGCAAATGATTTTACTGACCTTCTGTATGCTAAACTTGATGGCATTGAGGAGCATGCTAACTACATCACAAAGGTATCAGAATTGCTCAACGACTCGGATTTCCAGAATGCCGAACAAGTAGAAGAGGCAATTCAAAAGATTATTGGTTCTGCACCTGAAGTACTTGATACTCTAGCAGAGATTGCTAAGGCATTAGGCGATGACCCCAACTTCGCTGCAACTATGACTGCTAAGCTTACCGAATTGGAGAATAAGCTTACTGCCGAAAAGAATTTGCGTGAACAGGGGGATGATAACCTACAGCAGTCTTTCACTAATTTGAGTACTACTCTTACCACAACGGTAAATGATTTGAGGACTTTCGTTAGTGAAACTCGTACAGAGTTATTAACTTCTCTGAATGCTACCAATGCTTTGGTAAATCAGAATTCGGCAAATATCCAACGTAACTTGGAACTAATCCAAGGTATTCAAGATAACGTTAATGGTAATTACACTGCCATCAAGGATTTGTTGGAAAGTGAAATTGCTGCTCGTAAATCCGAGGATATCCGATTGGAGGCAAAAATCGACCAGAATACTTCTGACCTCAATACAGAAAGGGAAGAAAGAATTGCTGCTGATAAAGTTCTCCAGGATAATATCGATGCAGAGGAAGCTGCTCGTATTGCAGAAGATAAGAAAATCAATGCTCGTATCGATAAAGAAATTCAAGACAGAACCGATGCCGATACTGCATTGGATAATAAATTCACTGCAATTACCAATGACCATGAGGAAAGATTAGTAGCTGAGGAAGGTACTTCTGATGCTTTGCCTGGTACCATGGTTACAGATGTAAGTGCTGTAACTCGTAACGCTACTCAACTTACATTCAAGGTAAAAACTTCTACTAAAGACCAAGAGAATAATCAGTATGGTGATGAGGTAGAGGCAACTAAGAACCTTTTGCCAGTTACTCAAACTCTTGCCGGAGTTATGTCTGCTGCAGACAAGGTTAAACTTGATGGCTTAGACCCCAATGCTATTACCGAAATCTCAGCAGCTTCTGATGCTGATAAGGTTACAGTTACAGTAACTAAGGACAATGGGTTGAATGATGACACTACTGAAACTTTCGATTTACCGGTAGTATCGGCAGATAAGGCTGGTACTATGACTGCGAAAGATAAGGTAGAATTGGACAGAATCAATACCGCTAACTTTGCTTTGGGTGCCGTTACTCCTAACGAAACCACAGTGGGAATTGCTGCTACTAAGACTAATGTTGAAGATGGCACTACAGTTCAGAACCCAATTACTTTGCCTTCATCAACTCCCGAAAAGGCTGGTGTACAATCAGCTGCCGATAAGAAGTTGTTCGATTCTCTTCCTCCAAAGTTTGTAAGTTATCATCGCAATTCAGTACCCTATGCGGAACATGTAGACCTTGTTTCTAAACCTTCAGTAAAGAATGAAGAGACGGGTATTTATGAACTGAAGGGGACAGATAATATTTCCATACCTAAGGCAACTAAGGAAAAGGCCGGTGTAATGACCGCTGCTGATAAGGTAAATCTTGATGAGACCTTACCAGATGCTATTGCTCAAGAGGTTCAAGACCGCAAGGATGCAATCGAGGCTTTAGGTAATGAATCTACAGCTGCCCTGAACAAAGAAATCCAAGACCGTAAAGATGCAGATACTGCTCTTGATACCAAGTTCACTAAAGCAGTAGCTGATGAAGCAAAAGCTCGTACGGATGCCGACACTGCATTGGGTGCAAGAATCGACAAAGAGATCTCCGATAGAACAGCAGCTGATACTGCACTTGATAATAAGTTGCAGGCAAATATTGATGCTCTAGAAGCTAAGCATGATGCCTTTGTTGCTACGAAAGGTAAAGCTAATGGCTTTGCTTCTCTCGATGCAAATGGTACGGTACCTGCTAACCAATTGCCGTCATATGTAGATGACATCATTGATGTATATGCTACCTATGATAAATCGGCTACTGGAGAACTTACGAATATCAAATTGTATTCGGATGCTGCTCATCAGAATGCTATCACTGGAGAGGCAGGTAAGATTTATACCAATATTACCAATGGTGAACCTCCTTACCAATTCCGTTGGACAGGTACTATCTTTGCAAGGGCAGATGCCCAGGTACTTATTCTTGGGCAAATTACAGGTACTGCTTTCGATGGTGGTAGAGGTAAAGAATTGGAAGACCAGGTAGCTTCTCTGAAAGCTAATGGTGCATCTCATTTTGATAATAACACTTACCAAGCAAGTACAGTACGACTGAATTTCAAATGTTGGTTTGGTAATGGTAATGTTCAAGATCATTATTCTCAGATTACTGCTGCTACAGCTTCTCAGGCTGGTGTAATGACTGCAGCCGACAAGGTTAAACTTGACACTACCCTACCTAATCAGATAGCTACTGAAACTACCAATCGTACCAATGCCGATAATGCAATTACGGCTAAGATTAACAGTTTCCCTGACCATATCCTTGGTAGAGATTTGGAGAACTCAGGTAATTTAATTAATCTGATTACTTCTGCTACTAAATTAACATTGGGTTACTGGTGGACAGAAAGGAAAGAGGATGGTAGTTTCCAGGTAAACGAAACTCAACATACCTTCGATATTCCTGCAGCAACTCAAACCCTTGCAGGTGTAATGACTGCTGCAGATAAGAAGAACCTGGATAATACCGTAACTGGGCTGGCAAATGAAATTACCAACAGAACCAATGCCATCAATTCTCTTAGAACAGAATTGAAGACTTATATCGATGAAGCAGTAGGTAATACTGATACCGATTTAACTGCATTGGAAACCAAGGTAAATCAACATATTGCCAATAAGAGTAATCCCCATGCAGTAACTAAGACTCAGGTAGGTTTGGGTAATGCCGATAATACTTCTGATGCTAACAAACCAGTATCTACTGCTCAGGCTTCTGCTATTGCCGATGCTAAGGCTGCCGGTACTGCTGCTCAGACATCTATCAATAACCATGCTGGTAGAAAGGATAATCCTCATTCAGTAACTAGAACCCAGTTGGGATTGGCAACTACCGACCAGGTAGTATTTGCTAAGACTACTGCTCCTTCTGGTTTCTGGAAAGAGTCTTCCGATGTTCGACTCAAATCTAACATTAAGGATTTGAATCATACTCTGGAACAGATTTGCCAGATACCAACTAAGTCATTCGAAATGCTTGGTAAAGAGGACGAGGGAACTATTGCTCAGAATCTTGAGGGATTGGGATTTGGTAAATATGTAGAGGAAGTTCCAGTAGAGAAATCTACAGTACCTAATCCAGAGGAATTCGAAACTTTGGAAATCAATGGGGAAGAATATGTACTCGTAAAACAAGTTAAATATCACAAGATGTCAACCTTGGCAATCGAAGGTGTTAAACTTCTCTACGATGAAATCAAGGCTTTGAAGGCAGAGATTCAGGAACTTAAAAACAAATAAATCTTATGGGAGAGATAGCAACCTGGAGTGCTGTCAAAAGTAAAGTAGGCCTTGGTAAGGATGGTAATGACTGTCCTACCAAGGCTGAATTGTTAGCACTCTCCCCTACAGGAACAGGGGAAAATTATGTGGGGTTGGAGTTATCCAATGCCAGTTCCTATGGAAACAACGAATGTGTCAAACTCGAAGATATTCATAAGGTAACTTATAAGTATACATTTACAGCTATAAATACTTCCTTTACTTTTCCTGCCATAGGTGGAGAATCAACCCCTGCTAGAATAGGTTTAACTTCAACTAAACAAAAGTATTGGGATGGGGTAGCTCAAGGCTCTTCGGTAACAGTGGGTCATACCGGAACAACTTTACCAGATTGGTTAAAGGGGTCTACTGATACTATGGGGTTTATTGCTACCGAAAATTTAGCTCTATCTTCAAGAGCTCATACTAGAACTTATACTCAAGATGAATCTGGTAAAACCGTTTCTGCTACCTTTACTCAAGCTGCTGCATCTCAATCTTGGAGTTATGGATTTAGTGTAAACCCCCCTTCTATGTCTTTTGGGGCAACTGGAGGTACTAAAACTTTCACGGTAACCTCATACAAGCAAGAATTAAGGAATGGTCATAACTATGGTAACCAAATTTCTTTAACTTATACTAGAGCTAATGGAGGAAGTATATCCGGTACTGGTACTTCAGTAACTATGGGTAATAATACTTCTACCAGTACTCGTAGTGGTACCGTAACTTTAACCCAAGCAGAAACCAATAAGAAAGTAACCATATCTTGTTCTCAATCTGCAGGTTATAAGACTTATAGTGAAATTACTGCAAGTGGTGGAGCTGTAACAGATATACCTGCAAGTGGAGGTACAAGAAGTTCATTTACTACTTTGCCAACTTATTCCCAGACCTGGGGATGGAATGGTTCTACAACGGGAGGGGGTACGATTACAAGTGGTGCTAGTATTAGTTATGGTACTGCAGTTAGTGCAAGTAATCTGGAAGATACCATAAAATCTAGAACCCAAGTAGGAACCATTACTGGTACCTTATCACTAAATGGTAAAACCAAATCTGTAAGTGTACCAGTATATCAAGAGGCAAATAAATGGTTGAGCTATTCTTATGGTTCATGGTCTGTAACTCTAACTGCTAGTTCATACACTATTTCTAATACTGGGGGGAGTGTAACTTTATACCCAAGTGCAAGTAGAGATCGATATTCAAATTATACTTCTGGTTATACAGTAAGGGATGGCTATGATACTGCTGACCCATCCTTAAGTACCAATGGTATTTCGGGTTTTACATTATCTGGGACTACCCTTACTGCTTCTTCAAACAGTAGTACCAGTTCTAGAACTGTTAGAGTCTTTGCTAACTATGATGGGGCTTCTGATTATGTAGATATCACTCAGGGTGGTGCTTCAGTATCCTATAAGTATTATTTGGCTTTTACTTCCCCTACTGGTTCAAGAACTACTACCAGAACTGGATTATCAGCTTTGGGAGGTAATAACTTTACGGTTGATGTAGCCTATTCTTTTAAGACTAAGGTAATAAATGGTTCTGAGATAAGTACAAGATATCCCTTGGCTTTAACTGTAACTTCAAAACCAAGTTGGGTTACAAATGTAGCCATTACAACGTTATCTAGCGATAATGGAAACTATGGGTTAACCTTAACCTTAACAGAGAATACTGTAGAATCAACAAGGTCAGGTACCATTAAATTAAGGCAAGCAGAAAACGATGATGATGGTTGGGAGCTTACGGTCAACATAACTCAGAATGCTGCAGTGATTACTTATGAATACGTATTTAATTTGCCTGGATGACTAAAAAGGAGTGCATCTATTTTAGGTGTACTCCTTTTTTCGTTTTAACACATTAACTAAGGAATTATGGAACAACAAGAACAACTCACAGAATTTAAGATACAACTAGCATTACCTGCTCCAAATATAGAGGTTGCTCAAGAAGTAGCAAACAAAGCTCAGGTACTCATTAATCAATTTGGATACTATCAATTTCTAAAACTGGTAGACTTCATGCAGAAGAATCCAGGTGCAGTATCATTCGGTTTAAACTTAATAAATAGAAAATGATTATGGAAGAATTGATTTTTCAGAAAGTACAAAAGGGTGATATGATTTTCACCTTAGAGAAAGATCGTCGGTCTGGTTATCCAATCTTTGACCAAGCAAGAGTTTTAAAAGTTGGCGAAAGTAAACCAATGGCCTCAAATGGTAAAGAAGGTTTTGTTAACAGTATCGAATTAGTGATACAAGATTCAATATCTCAAATTACCATTTATTTACCAACTAATGTAAATGAAGGTATTTATAATGGTACCTATTATACGACCAATCTCGATAATATCATTAATGAGGTATCAATGCAGAAACAGAATGCTTTAAATATTTTAAATAACAAAGCCAAATTTGAGGCAGTTGTTTCTGAATGCGATAATATTCTTGGTTTAATTAATAATCGTTCAGAATCACCTCGTAATCCTGCTCCAGATTTCGAAGAATTTAAGTTATCCATGAATGAGAGGTTAACTAACCAAGAAACCCTTTTATTAAGGATTGCTCAAGAATTGGGATTAGATAAACCTAAACAATAATAAGAATTATGCCAAGTAAGTCGGTTAATATTACACTATCGACTCCAATTGGTCCTCTAGAAATATACGTAGATAAACGAGAACAAGCTCGTGCAGAAAGGTTGATTGCCAAAACTCCAAGTATCTTAATTAAGGGTTATGCGAAAGGTACAGAAAAGTTTGGCAATCAACTTCTTCGTATAGTAAGACGAAGTTTGAATACTGGTGTACCTCCAAGAGGTTCCGGAGTATCTTGGCCACCACATGCTCCTGGTACCATAAAGAAGTATGGGGACCATACCATGCTAAATCTTACTGGACAATATGCCAGGTCAGTTACTTTAGTAAAGGGTAAGAAAAGAACTTTCGTTGGTTTACCAATTGGAATCAAGAAGATTACTTATACTGGTAAGACTTCAAGAAAAACTTTGAATCAGATAGCTATCATGTTAGAGTATGGTAGTAGAGATGGTAATTTACCACCTCGTCCTCTCTGGGCTCCTGCATTTAAGGCTGCTGGTGGAAAAGCTGCCTTACAAAAGGAAATACGTAATGAAGTTAGAAAAGAAATAAGGAGGATTATATAATGGCAGTAGATTTTGAAATATCTTCACTATCAGGAACTGGTACTGCTACCATTCGTGTAAAACCGAAAGCAGTAAATACAGAACAGACCTTAAAAGAGCAGGTCCTCAAGGTAGTAGTTCAGGGTGTAGAAAGGGAAGTAACTCTGATACAAAAGGCTGCTCCTAAAATAGTAGAGACCTGGGAAACTTATTTTAGTATCACTCCGGAAACTACTTCCCATACTTTCGATGGTACTAAAAGTGGTGAGACTCTAGAAATAGGGGTATATAGTTACCAACAGAAGTTTATAGATAATAAGCCTCAAGATGAATATCGTGCTGTAGATTGGAAAGTTGAAAGCTCCTCAGATTGGTTAGAGGTAACCCAAGAAATTGGAGAAGCTAATGCCGCAGGTAAGCTTACTATCAAAACTAAATCTACTAATCAAGAACATAACCCCAGTAACTATGACCCCTTGGAAAGAACTGCTATAGTTAAGATTATCTCACAGCAAGAACCTAACACTGAGATAGTTTTAAATATAACTCAATCTCCAGGTACTAGAACTACTAAGTATGGCTTTGAACCAACCCCGAATATACCATTCCCAAATTTTGGTCAAAATACTAGTACTGCTCAGATTAGTAATGTAAAGGGTTATCAGTACTACCTTATCAACGGTATTCAAGTTGCTAAATTTATAAAACAATTTAAGATAACCGATATAAGTAAGACAATAAAGGGTCAATTACCTGGAGGTATTGGTTTTGAACCAATACCCTTTAAAGTATGGCTTACCGATTATCCTTCAAATATTGCTACTCAATGGGTTAGTGAATTAAATTGTGTTGGTCATTTACAAACCATAATGAGTGGTTTTGGAGGTATTCAGGTAACTTATCATGGGTATATTAATGACAATGGCAATCAAAGTGTTCAATTAAATATTAGATTAGGTTAGGACTTTAATGGTAAACTCAGAAGAAATAGTAGAAAGAACTTTTTATATCTCTCTACTTAGTACAATGTTGGAAATGGGTCTTACCTTAAACCCAGAAGACTTCTTACCTTTGTCTCAAGAAAACGAAAAAAGATTTCAAGAGGCAATCAAAGGTATGAAGAAGTTTATACCTCTATTTGGTATCGGGAATAATCAAGTGAAAGGCCCTAAAACTCTCCCAAGAATAACCCTAGAATTACAGGGTTATTATGCTGGGGATATTGGTGTGAACAAATACATTATTGGTGATAGACTTGAAGACGGTAATTACCAAGCTTCAGAGTTTCCTTATGAAACCAAAGATATTACCATAGATGTACATCTAGTTTCTCAAACTCAAGCAGATATGAGATTACTACATACAATCTTATATACTAGCTTACCTGCTAGAGGATACATAAAACCTTATTTCAATGATTTAGAGGAATGGGACAAGGGCAGGCTTGCATCAACCGGAAACCTATTCATTGAAATTGGTAATTATTATGATCATCCAGATGTAGAACATGGAATACTTGAAAAGGTATATACTTACATATGTAAAGATGGTATTCTTCCAGAAAAACCCATGGAAGAAGGTATACTTACACCTATCCAGGATATATCAGTTCTCATTGGTTTGTTAGAACAAAACGAAAATGAAATGTTAGAGTTAAAAGTACCTAAGGTATAGGTACAATACTCTAGGGTATAAATTAAACGAGTAATTAACTTTAATCACAATAGAATTATGCCAACTTCACCTCATGTTGATTTTAAGTTTAAGAACAACAATGTTCTTCAAACTACTCCTATGTTAGGAGTTTCTTGTGTATTGGCTAGAACTACTAAGGGCCCTTATGATGACCCATCAGAAATCATCTCTACATTCTCTCAGTTCCAAAGAATCTATGGTTCTGAAATTGTACCCGATGGTTCTGTATCAAATATCGAAAAGGCTTTGCAAGGTGGTTCTAAGCTTCGTGTTATTCGAGTGCTTGGTAAGGGAGCTACTCAAGGTACAGTAGCTGCAACTGCAGGTAAAGCTAAAACAGTTGCTAAATCCGAAGAGGAAGGTATAGTACCTGCTTCTGCTACTCCAGACCCTGCTACTCCTGCAGCATTGATAACCATTGCTTCTGGGGGAACTACTTATAGTTTGGGATTGGTAACCAAAGGTTATGGAGACCCCATCGGTAGTACTGATACCTTCCAGGTAGGTTTCTATAAACAATCCAATACCTTGTATTATAGAATCTATTCGGGCAATGGCCAGGTACTTGAACAAGGTCCGGTAGTAACTTATAAAACTGCCGATGATAACAATAATACTTCGGTAGATTACCTTGCTCTTAGTGCCTTTGCTAAGAACTCAGAGTATATTAAGGTAGTAGTTGCTGGTTCATCTTTTGAGAACTTAATAAAATGGCTTACCGATAGTGTAGATGGTACAAAAAATGCCGTTACTGTAACAGTTGGGGGAGCAGCTCCTTCCGATACCGAGAAACTATTTACCGGTACCGTAGGTAGTGCTGGTTCTAACCCTACTGCTGATGAATGGATCGCTTCATTGGATTTAGTAAGGGACTACACTGACTTTTACCAATTATTCATTTCCCATATCTCTCAACACCTTACTGCTGATGCTGATGTACTCAAGGTATATAAGGCTGCTGCAGATATGGCAAAAGAATTAATGGAATGGGTACTGTATATCGAAGTTCCAAAACACTTGACCCATTATACTCAAGGTACACAACCCAGAGATTACAAAGCTCAGGTTACTTGGGTACAGACTTGCCTCGGTACTGTAGGTAACTCTAAGTACATTGCTTATTTTGGTGGTGGCCTTAAGTACTACAACGAAAACGGTAACCTTCAGGATTCCGATGTAGTGGGTACCATTGCAGGTTTGGGAGATGCTTCTGCTACTCAATACGGTCCTTGGAAATCCTTTGCTGGTATGAACCGGGGAGTTATTGGAGATGCCGTTGGACCAGTATGCCCCAATTATGGTTCTCCTTCTCGATATAATGAACTGAACACACTTGCTCAGAATTATATCAATGAGATGGTAATCAAAGATACTCCCGATGCAGGTAAACAAACCATGCTATGGCATTGCTTCTCTTCTCAGGTAAAACAGGATTCAGAAAGATTCCTTTCAATCGTAAGATTGAATTTGTATTTGAAGAAGTTCCTTCGTCCCGTACTTAACAAATACCTGGAAGAGCCCAATGTTTGGAGTACTTGGAAAAGAATTTGGTTGGAAGTTAAACCTACGTTAGATTCTTTGGTAGACGAAGATGCCATGACAGAATATACTTGGATGGGTGACCAGGATGCAACTTCTTGGGATGATCTTTCCGTAAATAACGAATCAGATGCCCGTCAAGGTAAGTACCGTGCTATCCTTAAGTATAAGGATGTAGTTCCTATGCAAGAGGTAACTATGGAGATTGTAATTGATGCAGCTTCTAAGGCTGTATCAGTCGTAGAAACAAGTAATAACCTATAAAACATATAACGATGGGAGCAAAAGTAAAAAATCCACGGAAGAAATTCCTGTGGAGTATCATGTTCCCCAAACACCCTATCAATACTTATCTATTCCAAAGTTGTACTTTGCCTGATATTGAGATTGACCAGGTGGCCCATGGGGATGTCAATAGAGATGTTAAAACTGCTGGTAGGGTTACTATAGGTAATCTTATCGTAGAGAAACTTATGACTACTGCAGGTTCAGATACCTGGCTTCATGACTGGCTCTATTCTTGCCAAGACCATATAGTTGGTGGTGGCTTAGTACCAAGCCAATATTGGGAAACGGCTATTGTAAACGAACTTGCCGAAGATGGAGTTTCGGTTCTTAATACCCACGTCTTCGAAGAGGTATGGCCATGTAAGATTACCGGCTTAGACTTGGACAGAATGGCTTCAGAGAATACCATAGAGTCCATAGAGTTCTCGGTGGGTACTGCAGACAAATACTAATTCCTTAGTCTATTTTCACTAAGATTCGGTGGAGGGGGTGGGATTCCTGTGATAGGAGCTCACCCCTTTCTTGTTGTTATACGGAGTACTATGAACATTTGTAAACATTAAATATATCAAAATTATGGAATTTAGAACATTTAGATTTACCGGACCCTCTGGTTTCGAATATGAAATTAGAGAACAGAATGGAGCTGATGAGGATATCCTCAGTAACCTTTCAGACATGAAGACTTTAATGAACCTTACCAAGTTCATTGCAGCAATTGTAATTAGAACTAATGCCACTCCTAACGGTAAGCTAACCGTTGATGATGCTCTCAATCTACCAGTCAATGACCGCTATGCAATTATTTTCAATTCTCGTATATTCTCATTGGGAGAGGAAGTAGAATTTGAATATGACTGGGGTAAAGAGAACGGTGGTAAAGTTACTTATGGCCAAGACCTTCATGAGTTCCTTTTCGATTATTCAGAAGTACCCACTGATAATAGGGTATTTGATGAAAAACCAGATGCCATCCCTTATTATCCAAAGGGTATTCAATTAACCGGTCATGAATATCTTCTTTCATCGGGCAAGAAAATCAAATTTGATTGTATGACTGGTAAGGGAGAACAAGAGTTCATGAAGTTACCCTTGGATAAACAAACTAAGAATGCCCCCTTACTTTGTCGGAATCTTTACTTAGAAGTAGACGGTAATTGGGAGAAGGTAGAAAACTTTACTCCATTTACAGCAAAAGATATGGCTGAGATGAGAAAGTATATAATCTCTATTGACCCTATCTTTAAGGGAGAGTCCCATATTACTAATCCCTTAACTGGAGAAGAAAGAACTTATCCTATAGTTTGGGCACCCAATTTTTTCTACCTGACGGAAGAGTAATGTTAGAGAGTGATTTTGTTTATATCACCAGAGCCGAGATAGCCTTAGACTATTTCGGCTTTTTACGTCTTCCGTATAGAATCAGGAAAATATTTAAGGAAATGGCCGAGCAATATTATAAACAATTAAAGAAAAGAAAATAAATTATGAATACCAGTAGGAGTATAGTAGAGGTCGGTGTTGCCATGGTATTAAAAGACCGATTCTCTCAGGAGGCTGGCAAGATATCTGGGTCATTCAGAACTATGATGAATGACATGAGTACCTGGAATAGAGGTATACAGATGTCAGCTTCTAATACAATGGACTTCGGAATGCAGCTCGTAGGGGGAATGGCAAGGGCCTATAAATACTCTGCGGGTGTTCAGAATGAAGTTTGGACTGCTTCGAAAATTGCTGGTGCTACCATTGCAGAACAAAGGGAAATGTTACAATTGGCAAAAGACGTCAATGAGATAACTCCTCTTACTGCTTCGGATGTTGCATCAGGACAAAGATACCTGGCTATGGCAGGTAATAAATTCGATGCTATTAAGGAAATGATTGGGCCAGCATCTAAGCTGGCTTCAATCTTTACAATGCCAGTGGGACAGAAAGGTGGTGTAGCTGACTTGATAACTAATATCATGTCAATGTACCAAATCCCAATGGGAGAAGCAGCTAGAGTAACCGATGATTTATATACTGCAGTTACTAATGCAAATATATCTTTAACAGACTTAGCCCAGTCCATATCTTATGCAGGAGCAGATATGGCAACTGCTGGAGTAGACCTTCGGCAAACGGCTGCTGCTATTGGTGTATTGGGTGATATGGGTATACAGGGTTCTATGGCAGGTACCTCACTGGCCAATATGATTCGTTACTTACAACTCTCCCTTGTTAATCAAAAAAAGAAAGGCTATAACGCTTTAGCAGACTTGGGCTTAAGTCCCGATGAATTCTTCGATGCTCAAGGTAACCTTATAGACCTTTACACTATCTATCAGAAGTTTGCTAAGGCGGCAGTGGATTTACCTTCACGGATAGAAACACCAACTTTCTTCAATATCTTTGGAGTTCGTGGTAATCGTGGTATGCTCCCCGTACTTAGGGATATTGCTTCTGGTAGAGATAAGATGGGTAAGATACTTGCTACTTATGACCAAAACATTGGGGCAGTAAATCGACTCAATGAAGAACGTCTTAAAACTGATGCAGGTGTAATTGACCAATTCGAATCAAGTATAGAGAACTTAACAGTTACCGCAGGTGCAGCTTTGGGTAGAATCTTTACCCCAGTACTAAATGTGGGTAACTCTATAATCAAAGTAATTAATTCTATCTCAGAAACTTGGGTTGGAGGTTTTGGTCTTAGAGTAGGAGCTACTGCAGTAGTAGTAGGTACTATTGTTGCAGGATTTAATACTGTAAGAGGTATTATTAGGTCTGTTGGGTATTTACAGACTATTGCTACTGCTTCTACTGAAGGTATGTCTGCTGCAGCAATAAAAACTAATACTCAGTTTGCCATTATGGAAGCACACATGGTAAGGATGGTTAACCTTATGAGAACCATGGTTCAACTCCAAATGATATCAAGCGGTATCGGTATGAATTCTGCTGGTAGATTTTATAACACTAAAACCGGAAGATATGTTAAGACACCAAATCCTGGAGTACCATTAGCAACTACTATGGCGGGTAATTTAGCTGGAGGGGCTTTAGCTGGAGCAGGTGCCCAAGTTGGTAGTCAAGTGGCTAGGCAAGGTGCTATAAAAGGTTTAACATCTATAGGTGGTAGACTTATGGGATTACTCGGTGGACCCTGGGGATTAGCAATTACTGTAGGTCTTCCTTTATTAATTGAGGGTATTAGTTACCTTAGTAATTCAGTAGATAGGAATACTGAAGCTCAGAATAAAGAGAAAGAAGACCCAACTACCATTAGAGCTCAGAATGAAGAGAGATTTATTAATGCTGTTAGGTTAGCTATTAAAGAAGGTATGAGAGATTCTCGTATCAATATCTCAGTAGATGGTCAAGCAGTTGGAGATTATGCTCCAGGTTCTCAACAAGATTTTACTGGAGCTGCATTTGTAATGGGAATATAAAACTAAAACACTATGGCTAGAGTATTAAATAAAGCAGCAGGTAAGGTTGTTGAAAAGTACAATGACCTTACAAGAGATACAGCAGGTGTTCTTACGGGTCCATTAAATAAACTATGGAGAGCTCGGATATTACTCAATCGAACTCTTTCTACTCTTCCCAAAGATGATGCTCAAAAGGGTAAACTCTATACTCCCAATGGAGTAATCGGAGAAGCTCAAATATCGTCTAAGAACCCTATTCTAAATAAACAACTCCAGGCTAAATGGAGAATGGAATTACAATTCCCAAGGTTAGAAGAAGGTGAAGGAGTAGACCCAGCAAAGGGGAATAAGAATACTACTAATTACAGAAACTTCGAGGCTAAAGCAAATGTTATATATCAGAATGAAGTAAGGATATATAACATGACTGTTAACCCCACTCAATACATTACCTTACAGAATAGACCTCCAGAAATAGATTTTAGAGGAGAAACCACATGGGCCACCATTAAATCAATGGGTCGCAATGTACCCATGTATCACTTTACTGGAGCTGAAGACATTATTCAATTCAATGTGTCTTGGTACTGTAATGACCCAGAAAATCCAGAAGAGGTAATCAATAAATGTAGGTTATTAGAAGCATGGTCTAAATCTAATGGTTACCAGGCTGCTCCTCCGATTGTTAAGATTGAGTGGGGGGATTCTGGTATATTCGATAACCACAATTATATCCTTACCTCAGCAACTTATACTCTGAAGAACTTTCAGAACGGTTATCGAATAAGGATACCCGGAAAGCCAGCTACTTTTGGTAATGGTAGGTTATTGCCTGCAGCAGCAACTCAAGAATTGATTTTCAAGAGAGTAAGTGCATATAACTTATCCTATGGAGATTTTATAAATTCCGATTCACTTAAAAAGACAGGAGGTATTAAATATGATTGATGTTAACCAATATATAAAGGGAGCTAGCCCATATAATAATGCCTATGCTCTGAAGTATAACGATGGGGATTATTCCTTAGAGGCTAAACCTCCAATAGTACCAGAATCCCCTAACGATATTCAACATACCGTTAAAGATGGGGAAACCTTGCAGAACATTGCTTTCAGGTACTATGGTGATTCTGGTAAGTGGTACATTATAGCTGAAGCTAATAAGATACTGAATCCTTTTAAGGAATTAGAAATGGGAACTCTAATAAGAATACCGACTTATGGCAGCTAAACAGAAACCTATATTGTATAAGGGAATGGGCCAACCATATTTGGCCCTTTTCAATTTTAGAGGTATGCCTATAATGAATCCAATTACAGGTATACCCCTTGGAGCGTATATAAGTACCTGGAGTTATAGATATGATGAAGAAAAAGAAAACTTGGCTACCATTACTTTCGATACGGGTAATCCTGATACTGTAGATATTGCCGAGATTCAAGAGAACCAAAACATTTGTCTTCAATGGGGATATATATACCCTGATGGCCAATTTATATCTGGGCCCATAAAAATAATTAAGGTAAGAGAGTTCGAAGCCGTATTCGATTCTACAGGTACTCATGTAACTATTAAGTGCATTGATTCTTCAGGGGATTTAAGATATCAGCCTGCTTATGTTCATTCGGACATGGAAGGTTATAAATTATCTACCTATTTAGACAATGGTTGTGGGAATGCTACTGGTGTAATCATAGAAATATTTCAGTAATGGAACAACAGATAATAAGTAATAAAGTATACGAGTCACTACAAGTACCCACAGAAAATACCCGTACTACTACTGGTAAAGTACTCTATGCTAACAAATACAGTGGAGTAGCAGAAGTAGCTATGCCAGAAGACTTGAAAGCTTTAATTGATAGTGACTTTGGATTAGTGGGCAAGAACGTCTTAGTTCAATTAGAACAGAAGATGAAAGGGTATACTAATGGGCCATGGTATGTGGATTCAAGGGATGGTGTTATCTATATACATAATCGGAAATTCCATGAAGAACCGGTATGTACTTATACATATCAAGGAGAGAATGGGGAAGTACTTAGAGTATCTTTTGCTACTCAGAAAATAACTAAAAGAGTTAAAGCAGTATTAGCTCCATCTCTAGACCCAGATAGTAAGGATTTATCGGTATTATCAACTAATATAAATGAGCCAGAGGATAAACCTCCATTAGCTTTAAGACCTCCTGTGGCTCAGGTAGATAACCTTATGGTGTCTAATATTACTGGCAATGGGTTTGAAGATTATAGAAGTCATCCTACTACTCCTACAGAGGTAATGGATGCTTGGGACACTCAGCTTCAGTATAACATGGAAAAAACTGCAGAATATAAAAAGCGGGTAGAGGAATATGAAGCAGTTGGTCCAGTAGGTGCTTATGAAGCAGGTAAGCAAAGAAAATTCGATGAAATGTCTACCGAAGAAGTACGAGCTACCATTAATCAAGCAGCTAATGAGTTACCTGACGATAAGAAGAATGCCCTTAAACAAGTGTTAAGAAATTCTAAGAATGGTAAAGAATTAGAAGCTAATCTTAAGAAGCTATTAGAATGCGAAATGTATCTTTTCGAAGATGAAGATGGTATGGAATTTATGGTAGAAGAGTATGTAGACCCCTTAGATTATGACCCAGAGGGTTATACCTCTAAACAAGCAGGAGCGGGTATAGCTTCTGGTATCAATTTTCAAGCTGGAATATTACCTGCTTCAGAGAGAGGTTTCGAAGCTTTAAAGAAAGACCCATATACTGAAGTATTATCCGATATGGAAGTTGATACTACTAAGGGTTATGGTCAAGGTCAATATGGTAAGATGGTTAAGGTAAGGCACATGAAAAGGGTAAATCTCAAGGTACCTCTTTATAAACTTTACCATAATTTATTTAGTAGATACGGTGGTGCCGATAAGTATGCTTGGGCAGCTAATGCTAATGCCAATGGTGGTTTAAAGCAAACTGAGAAAAGATTAGTATGTCAACTTCAGGTAGTGGGTAGACCTATGCTAGCAACTTCCCAAATAATCCGAATAGATAATGTAGGGAAACGTTGGTCAGGGCTTTGGTATATAAAACAATGTACTCATTCTATGGACGCTGGTCAAGGGTATATAACTAATATGGAATTAGTAAAGAATAATTCCAAGTCTGGTTCTGTAACTTCTAAAACTGATTTATCTACTCAAAATATCGTAGCTAATGATGCTAAAGCTAATGCTAAAACTACAAAGGGTCAAGATAAAAAAGCTTTAAGTACTTCTCAGAATCTTAATCTTAACTTTACTTATAATGAGAAGGTATATTACAATGAGCATTTCTTGAATGATAAGGGGGACATAATTGATATCAAGGGTCAAGCTGAGTTTATTCGAAAGAAGGCTTATTATACTGAAGTAAATGCTGATAATCCCCAAGCCTTGGCAGAGGGTATAGTGTTATCTACAGGTAATACAGTTACATCTAAGGGTAAGTTAATTCCTGGTAAGATATCAGTTAAACAAATCCAAGTGCCTGAAGATTATGGGGTTAAGTTTAATTATATGGCCATAGCTAATCGAGTATACCGAGACATAGCTAAAAGGCATAAGCGAATTGCAAGTCAAATCTATGTAGAAAAATAAGGGTATGAGTTACGAAACAGCAAAGATAATAACCGACGAAGGCTTAGAGGGTCTTGGTCGGTATTACTCTGTTTATCGTGGCATTGTTATTGATAATAACGATGTAGAGAAACATATGAACAGGGTAAAGGTATGTGTTCCAGAGGTAATGGGTGGAGTATTTGCTTGGGCATATCCTAAAGGACAACATGGTTCAATTAGTTCTGGTTTCAAATTCTTAGCCCCTAAAGTGGGAGATACGGTATTTGTTACTTTTGAATTTGGGGACCCAACTAAACCTCTCTGGGAATACCATGGTTGGGGAATGAGTCAAATACCCCAACCTCTGGATGGTCCCAATAAAATGGGGATAGTTACTCCCGAAGGAAACTTAATAGTAATAGATGATGATAACGGAGAACTCAATTTACATTTCAATGGACCTGTAAATGTTCGTTCAGAGAAAGAAATAGTAATAAATGCCGATGGAGATATAAACATATCTTCTGGTGATTCCGTGATACTTAATACTGGAGAAAATGGTGGAGTAATCAATATTTTTCAATTAACCGAAAAATTAAACCAAACCATTAAAGAACTAGAACAACTTCGTAGTATGTTCAATTCTCATGTACACTCAGGTGTAACTACTGGACCAGGTTCTTCGGGTCCAACTTTAACTCAAGTAATTAAACCTTTCTCACAATTCGTTGTAGACGATTATGAGGATAAAACCTGCATACACTAATGGAAAAGAATTACTTTACAGACTTAGTTGGTATAGGTGTAACTTACCCTATCCAACTTACAACTAATGAAAAGGGTGAAAGAGGTTGGTACCCAGTAAATGGGGATTTTAAACTTATCAGAGATAATATAAGTTCGATATTATATTACATGATAGGCCAGAGATTTCGACAGGAAAACTTTGGTAGTAAACTATGGCAATGTATTGAGGAACCAAACTCACAAGCCCTAAGTTTTATAATTAAAGAGTTTTTAAAACAAGCCATAGGTGCTTGGGAACAAAGGATAACCTTCCAAAATATCATAGTTACTAGAGTTGATGCAAAAATACACATAGAAGTAACCTATGTAGTAAATGGAACAAATTCTAGTCAGTACCTCGATATCACCTATGACCGGTCGGATAATTCATTAAATACACAATAATATGGGAATCACAAATAAATGGCTTAACCCATACCAGAGGTCTTATCAACAGATTAAGGCCAAGCTGGTTGAATCCCTTATGGGACTCAAAGACCCTCAAGGTCAGAAACTCATAACGGATTATTCGGAGGGGAACATCTTAATTATCATCCTCTCATTATTTGCGGCAATTGCCGAAGTACTTCACTACTATGTAGATAACATGGCAAGGGAAACCTTTCTACCTACGGCAAGAAGGTATGATTCGGTAGTTAAACATGGAGCTTTGGTAGATTATCATGCTCGAGCAGCAATTGCTGCTACAGTAGATGTAATCTTATCCAGAAGCATTACTGGTAATTCTATTGGAGCTAAGTTAACTATACCCCAAGGTACTCTGTTTACAGATTCTAGTGGTAATTCCTGGTTATCTGCTAGAGACGTAACTTGGTATTCAAATGTAACTACTTGTAAAGTACCAATTATACAACATGAGAAGTATACTGCAAGCGCTCTCAATAATATGGTAATACCCACTGGAGATAGAGTTATAATTCATCTTGGTACTCTACCCAATGGTAAGTATTACGAACAAGGCTCTATGTCATTACAGATAGGTGGGGAAACATGGGTATTAGTAGATACCTTTGCAAAGTCTAAACCTACCGATAAACATTTCATGGTTTCGGTAGATGAATCTCTAAGCCCCTATATAATGTTTGGAGATGGCACCTTTGGTAAGAAACCCGCTGCAGGTGCAAAGATAACCAATGTAGTATTCTATTTAACTAATGGTACTCAGGGTAATGTAAAGAGTAATACCATTACATCGGTACCTTCAGTAATATCTTCCTCAATTACGGATGCTACTGTAAGTAATGCTTATGATGCTGGAGGCGGTTCAAACTACGAAAACTTTACAATGCTCAAGGAACACATACCTTTGAGTGTAAAGACTTTGGGAGTAGCAATTACCAAAGAGGATTTCGAAAGTTTAGCTATGTTAGTTGATGGGGTAAACAAAGCTAAAGCCGATTATGAATGCGGTAGAAAGCTTACAGTATATATTAGCCCCGATGGTGGAGCTGTTGCTTCTTCTGAATTAATCAATAGGGTATACAATCTATTATCTCAAAGAGCTCCTATGACCACATGGTTAAAGGTTAAATCTGCAGGTAAGGTTCAGATTATTCTAGAGATGGGAGTTACTGGTAAGAAGTCTTATAAGACTCCCGAGATACAAACTCAAATTCTTACAGCATTATACAATGCCTATTCTCCAGAGCAAGCTCAGATAGGAGGAAGCGTAAGGTTATCAGATATCTATGCCTTAATAGATAACTTATCAACAGTAGATTACCTTCACCTTACTAAGTTCTATATTAAACCTTGGCCTACTACCATCTATGGTAATAAAGAATTGAACTTGGGTCAGTTTAAATTGAATAAGGCTAAAGGGTCTATGACTTACTATATTACCTTCAATTCATCCACTACTTTTACTGTACGTTCTGTATCAAATGGGTATATGGCTACTGGTACTGTAGGTAATTCTATACAGGTAATAGATAAGGCTAATGGCTTTGACTTCTCTTTGGATATTCAGAACAATAATTATCAGTCTGGTTACAGATATTCTATTACGGTATCAGAACCTAACCATGACTATGAAGACCCCGGTTTTAATTTACCAGTATTCGAAAATGCTTCACAATTGACTTTAACCGTAAAAGAAATTGTATAATGATAAACCTCAAAAATCTAATCGACTTTTTGCCATTCGAGTATAAAGCTCAAGATACCTATAAGGTAAATGGCAAAGGCATCTTAGAGAGGTTTCTAGAAATTTGTGGAGAGCATTTTGAAGATTACATTACAAAGGATATTGAGAATATCTTGGACATTATCGATATAGATAAGGCTCAGGATATGTATCTCAATTTCCTTTGGCAATTCCTCGGAGAAATGCCCTTTGCTTATGGGAACACTATAGATGCACAGAAATGGGCAGAGTACTTTAATGGGTTCTACTCCGATGATAAACTCCAAGAGTTATCTAAGCTTTGGATAATACCAAAGGAGGGACCCTTTACTTTAACCAGTACTCAAGTAAGAAACATCCTGAAGTATTCGATATCTCTTTTTAAAATAAGAGGTACCTCTGAGTTCTTCGAAATAATGATGAGGCTGTATGGGTTAACCTGCGTAGTAACTGACCCTGCAAAGGCTGATAGTTATGATGGTTGGGTAAAAGGTAATCCGCACTTTGACCAGTATTACCATTATGACGATAAGTATACCTATGATAATACTTTCGATTGTTCTCAGTGTATACCAGTAACCTTTAGACTTACAGGTCATGGATATACTTCGAACTCGGCAGCTTTTAGAAAATTTAGAGAAGCTGTAGAGGCTTTCTTTAAAAGGTTCATACCCTATCATGTATCTTTCAATATTCAATATGGGTTTACCGTAAATGATGGGTATACTATTAAAGCCGAGTTAGTAAATCCAGACCAACCCAATTTGATTACTTCTGAAGTATATGAAGTACCAGTGAGGGTAACAGTAACTTCAGATTGGGTAAATGCTGACTTAAGGTACCAGATATCCAGTGATAACGTAAACTGGGGTTACACCAAACATGAAAGTGGTTCTATCTTTAACATACCCAGGGCAGGTACTTATTATTTTAGAAGTGTGGGAGACCCTACTAAGGTAACCCAAATCACCGTTAATCAAGAATCCTATAATCGAGTATATTCTATTACTTGCGACCCAATTACTGGAAAGATAACTCCTACTAACCTAAAAGTAAGTACAGTAGTAAGGGCAAATGTACGATTATCTGGTACGGATATAGTGAAAACTTATAATGTACGATTATCTGGTACGGATATAGTGAAAGTCTCTGGTTCAACTTGGGAGTTTTCCGAACCAGGTACCTATATATTCGAGGTAGTAGAGTTCCAAGTGAAGCAAACTTCTTTTGTCGTAACTCGAGAAGAGGTTACATATAAGGTAAGATGTACACCTTCTGAATTTAGAGTTGGGGATAAGCAAAGTATCAAGGATGCTACTACCACTCTTACCATCGAATCGAATTACCCAGAATCATTTACTGGTGAACTATATTGTAGGCTAATTGGTGATACTAAGTTGTTTAAGAACGGTGATAAGTTTACTGCTAATAGTTATGGTACTTATAAGTTTAAATGTACACTGGATAAAAGGGAAACCGATGAAGGTGTAGGTATATTCGAAGTAGTATCTGGTAAGACTGCAGTATATAGAATTACGGTTAGCCCACCAACAGTTACATTATTCAATGGCTCTGCCAAGACTACCGTAAAGATACAACGTATCTCTGGTAATGGTGATGATTATAGAGTAAGGGTAATTGAAACTGGAGAAACCTTTGATGCTCAGAATGGATATGTATATACTGCAAATAGGGCAGGGACTTATACCTTCCAGTCAGTAGCTTATCCTACTGCTAAGACTACTCTGGTAGTTAATAACTCTCCAGTAGTATATCAGAACAAGTTAAAGATAGTACCTTCGGATGCTACAGACAGTCATTGGAAAGAACCCAACTGGGCATTACCAGAAGACCAGATGGATGATACTTATGCAGTATACCAATTACTGGATGAGAAGTCTGCTTGTAAGTTCCATCTTGAGGAAATGAAAAATGGGGTCAATGTAAGTGGTACTGCTACCTGTGATGAGAACGGGGAAACCTATAACCTTGGTGAGGAAATTGTTCTTACCAAGGCTGGGACTTATACCTTTGTGGCAGATGATGGTTCTTCATTAAGATGTCAAGTAATACTGGAAGATTATCCTACAATCATCAAGATTTCTTGTACTCCTACTTATGCAGAACTAAAGGGGAATGTTAAACAAGTATCTACTTTAATCAAGTGTACTTCTAATAAACCTGACTTCGATAGTCGAATAAGGGAAGTTGGTAAAGTAACTACTTATGACGCAGGTGGTGCTGGTTATGAATTTGTAACTGCACAAGCTGGTGAATATATCTTTGAATCTGTAGTAGATACTTCAAAGAGAACTAAGTTCACTGTAGTAGATGCAGACCTTTTAAGCGTTAGTCCTCAAAAGTTAGAATGGGAACATGATGACCTCTCAGAGAAAACATTTACCATTACAACTTACAGTAATCAATCTTGGCAAATAGTAGAACAATGATAAATTCAACAATCGATAGAATAACAGAGACCACAACTCAGTCTTTATTCAAGACATTCACTGTGGGTATATTGGGAGAGTGTACACAAATCTTGTATAATTTGAGATGGATGATAATTCTTGCAATAATTCTAATCCTATCAGATTTATGGTTTGGGTTATCGGCAAGTAGGTTACAGAAAATCGAAATTCGAAAATCTAGAGCTGGAAGAAGAACTCTAAACAAAATAGTAGATTATATCTGTTATGTTCTACTTGGTGCTGTACTTGGTAAAGCTATTGGGGAACCCTATGGGATGAACCCAATAGTGGTATCAATAACGGTTATGGTAATATGCTACTGTTTCGAAGTAGATAGTATATATGGACACATCTGTGAAATACATGGTATTAAGAAACGGTACAGTATATGGAGAATACTCTTTAAATTGTTAACCCTCAAGTTCAAGGATGTAGGTGAAGCATTTAAAGATATGTCAGAACAGAAAAATCAATTTAAAAATACTAAGGACAATGAAGACGTACTTTAAGTATGAAGGTATTATTAAATCAAAGGAAGCAGCAGAAGCAATTGCTGCTCCTTCTGGTTTAGGACCATTCTGTGGATTTGGCTCAGCTACCATAAATGGTAACAGGTTAGTGGTATCTCCTCAGGGAGTTGCTGGAAGTAAGTATGCCAATGTAATCAAGGATAGGATTATGGCAAGGTATATGGCAAAGGCTTTAGAAGATGGAGAATTGCCAGACGTGAACTTTGGGTGTATTTCAAGAGATGGGTATGTATTTATATCCGATGAACAAACGATTACTATTGAGAACATCCAAGGTACCCAAGGTTCAACAGAAGAAGTATTACTCTTTGCAGTACATACTACTATTTCTGAACCAGTAGATAATCCAGTAGACTTTGTAGCTTATTGGAATGAATCCTCCGAAAGCTTCTACACCTTGTTTAAAAAGTCTCTGGATATTTATTATCCGATTGCCGAAGAGAATCGTACACCGGATATCATTAATAATGATGTATATTCTAATTACGATATGACCTATAGCAATCTTCTAGAGAGGGTAGAGAGTGCTTGCCCTTATTACTCTAATAATAAAACTTCCGTTGTTCTTATCGGAGTATATGGTAAGGGTACTGATGCCATGACCAAACGAAATGAGAACTTTGCTATCGTACCCTATCAGGGTAAGTTCCAAGAAATCCCTTATACTACTGCTGCCCAGAGTATGATGAAAGAATCAGTGAAAAGAGTAGAACAGATAAATTCAGGCTTTCCAGTAGTAGATGAATCGGGTACTAAGTTAAATATCAAGCAATACATTGATAGTCAAATTGAGGCTATCAGAAAAGAATTCTCTGAATCTCTGAGTACTGCTAACTTACCAATCGGTTCTATTATTCTTTGGGAAACCGATGTAATACCCGATGGTTGGGCAGAATATACTAAGGCAGCTGGTAGAATAGTTATTGGTTACCAAGCTGGAGGTGTTCAAATTGGGGATGAAGTAATGTTACAGAATGTTGGAGATTACTATACACCAACTAAGGGTAATTTCTTAATCTCTATTAAAGGTGATGACCTTCCTAAGCATAGGCATGCTCTTGGTGTATCTAAAGGTAAACAAGATAATGCCAATAACTGGGAGAACGTTCGTCCTCAATCTTTCTTTAATAGGGAGACGGGATTGAATGGAGATTTCGGTAGAGGAACTCCTACCAAGGGTATTCAAGATGGTGCTATCGTAGTAAGCTGGAACCTATTAGGGGAATCTTTCTTACAAGAAACTTCGGTAGAAACTTTGGATATTGAGAAATTGCCACCGACTATTACATTACGATATATCCAAAAAATATCATCATAAAGTTGTTATTAGTTATTTAGTAGTATTAAAACTCATGTGTATTATTTGTATTGTTTAAGAGTAAACATTTGTTTACAATCTGTGTTTTGCGTAGTAAAAATCAATTAGGGAGGGGGCGTTGGGAAACGCCCCTTTTCTTTTGTGTTAATACTTAAGTTCTTCTTTAGCTCGGTCTTCCCAATATTGTATATCTTGTCTAAGTTCTGATATATATCTCATAGATTCATTAGTCTTAGGCATTTCGAAAAATTCGATAATCATTATATTAGTTATTCGAGTACTATTTTCAAGCCTTTCCTTGATAAAGGGGGGAGGAGTAATTAATACTTCGAATAAAAGATAAGCATCCGGAGAAAGCTTATCCTTCATATAAGTATACATCATATCAAGCATTTCTGATTTAGCTTTCTCTTCTTCGGTATCATCCTCTAATTCTTTATCATTATCGAATAAGTCATCGAGTTTAAAGAGGCTTTGATTATACTCTGCCTGTTCTCCGTATGCAGAACGAAGCAATTTATTTTTGAATGTACTAAGTGATGCAAGGATTCTTGCTTTAAGATGTTCTTCAGTACATTCACCATAGTATTTGTTGAAAACAAATAACATCTTATCCCAGAAATAAGATTGGATAATATCCGGTGTAAGATTAAACCGTTTATAATCAATCTGTCTGGTAAGGTTTCTAATTACTGGCTTACAAACTTTATAAAGTCTGTTGAATGTAGCTTCATCATATTCTTGCATAGGTTTTAATCGATGAAGCTCTGAGCCGTTATTTCCTTTACTTTTTCCCATGTTTTTAAATATTCGTTATGCAAATATAAGTATTTTTTCTTATATAAAATAATAATATTAAATATTCGGGAGCTTAAGGTAGTGGATTAGTAGTTTCTAGATAGATGTCAACATACTTAGAACTATCTCGGTACTATCAAAATCTATTAGTTTATATAATATTGCAATATAGATATGAAGAAATTTAAAGACAACATCAAGTTCAGTTTTTCTCCTGAGTTTCAGTTCGAGATACTCAGGTTTGTTTTAAAAGATAAGGAAGGAGGATTAGTACTCAAAAGGATTAAATCCAATTACCTGGTTCTCATAGAACACTCCCTTATCTTCGAGGGTATATCAAAATATTTTAAGAAGCAAGGCAGAATGCCCTCCGAGAATATCTTAAAGGAAGTATTAAAAGAGTTACTAGAATCTAAAACCTATGTGGATTTGGTAACTAAGGATGATATACCCAATATCAATAAACTAATAAGTAATCTCTATCATATACCCCTATCGGATTCTGATTACATAAAAGAAAAGATATATCAGTTCTCTACTTATGTTGAGATGAAGAACTTAAATGATTCTTTCGATTTGGATAACTTCGAACAATACGAAGAATATTCAAGGAAGATTGAAAAGGTACTTCAGAAAAGTAAACCTAAGAAAGAAGATGAACCTTTATATATGATTCGGGATATTACCGAGAGACAGTTTAGAAGACAATCAGAACCTTCAGTTATACCTTGCCCATTTAGGCAGTTGAATGAACTAACTAATGCAGGAGGTTATCCAGAGCATTCAGTTAACGTGATATTGGATAAACCCAAGGCAAAGAAAACCTTCTTTATGGTAAACCTTGCAAGAGGTTATCTCAGAATGAAGAAGTCAGTATTATATATTGATACAGAAAATGGCCAAGAACAAATCATGGACCGTTTTATTCAATCCAGTATCAATAAAACTAAGAAGGAATTATACTCTGGTGAGTATGATAAACTTGAGGCAAAGCATTTAAGGAAACTTGCAAGGTTTGGAGTTGAATTAGTAGTTGAGCGTGTACCAGCGATGATTACTAATACCACTTATATAAGAGAGAAGATAATTCAACTTCGTAATCAAGGAATCGATATTAAAGTTCTTATGGTTGACTACGCTGGTAAACTTGCATCAATAGCGGGGGATAGGGAAGATTTCGAAAGAATATCTAATGTATATATAGACTTGAGTAACTTAGCCGAAGAAATGAAACTTGATATAATCT